AGAGGACGCGGGCGTTGATGGCCTCCTGAGGACGGCCGCGGGTGGCGTGAAGGATGGAAATTTTAACGGGGCACTGTTTGCGCCAAGAAGTTGTGATCTTCTCGACCTCGGCCGTGTCGCCCGTCATGCGGGCGGCCGCTAGGTAGAGATCGATGCACTCGAAGTCGTAGATTGAGCGCTGGCAGTTCCAAATTGAGATGCCGGGATCGGGCTGAACCATGGCCGCCTTCAACATGTAGTACACGGCGCCCCACCTGCCCACGGATGCTTCCTCGCGGGCGATGTAGTAAAGCGCTTCCCTCCGGCCGGGCTGAAGCTGGTGGGCCTCGGCATAAAGCCGCATGCGGGTATCACGATCTGGGTGGGCGGCCGCGTAGTTGCACATGGCTTCGTACTGCAGGGTGGGTTCCTGCTTGGGCCAGTAGGCGGCGACGCGGGACCAGACGCCACTTTCATTCCGCTTGTTCCCTAAGAATAGTTCCTGCTGGTAGTAGTAGGCGTATTTACCCGCCTGGCTCAGTTCACCGCCAAGGATGCGGAGATTACGGTCTGCGCTGTTGGGCTTGTACCCGCCGCAGTGGTGTTCGCACCAGACGTTCTGCTCGCCTACTGATTTCATGCCAGCGATCGGCAGGAGGGCTTCGTGGACGGCGTAGTGCCAAGTGCCGGACCAGCCGCCACCCGGCAATCTTCGGACCATCCGCTCCCTTACTGGGTTTAATTTGGCGTTTAAAACGGCGTAGACGCCTGCATAGATCCCCAAGGCTGAATCTTTTTCAAACGCTTCCACGGCTCTCCTAAAGCATTTATCGAGGTCTGTGGCGGGTAGATCGTCACAATCGAACCAGACGGCGTAGTCGCCGGTACACGCATTTAATGCGCAGTTACGCGCATGGGCGAAGTTATCGACGTGGGGCCAATCCGCGGACGTGCCGGAGTTGTGGTAGGTGATGACGGTGGCGCCTGCTTTCTCGGCGATCTCGCGGGTGCCGTCGTCCGGGCGGTTACCCTGGGCGAGTGCCACGATGATCTCGCTACAGAATGGCCGAAAGGCGGCCAAGGCACGACCGATGAACTGGGCCTCATGGCCTGCGATAAAGTAGATCGATATTTTAGGAGGATTTCGGGGTGCCATAACTAGGGGTTACTTTTCTCTAAGGCCGAGGAGGTAGGAGCCGACGGAGGTGTCGATGGTGACGATGCGGTAAGAGACCGAATTGGCTACCAGAACAGACCCGATGGTGGGGGCGGTGGCTAGTGAAGAGATATCGATGGTGAAGGTGCTATTCAGATCCAGATCGAATCCGCCTAGTTCGACGTTCTCTTTGCGGGTGATGGTGGAAAGGATGCCGGTGACGGCGGTGGAACCGATGGTGACGGTGGTGCCTGTTTGCCCGTGCAAAACGGCGAGCGATTCTTTGAGTGCTTCGGTAAATTCAGACATGAATTGAGGATTTCTTTAGGGTGGAAGGGGCGGTGATCCGAATGGACCACCGCCCGTTCCGAGTGACTTAGCTTCCGTTGATACGTACGAGACTGTTTGGCTCTCCCGCTTTCACGCCGTAGATCAAGGCGTAGGTGCGTTGGAGGGTGCCCAGGGTGATGTTATAGCTCTCACGAACCATAACGCTCAGACCTGTGCGGGGTTCCGTCACGATGGAGATGTCTCCCGGTATGGGCACTCCCGTTGGCACCTCAGGGACTCGGGCCGCGATGAGCAACGCTTCCTGTTGGGCGAAAAAACCGCCTAAAGTTATTCCGTTGCTTGGAATTGCGCTGTACTGGTTCACATCGAACCCAGCAACTTTGCCAATCCCACCGGCGCGAACGATGTCCCCAGTGATCTGAGGATTCGCCACGACCGTGGTATCATTCATCAGCGCACCGTAGTACAAGGGCGCCAACACGCAGTAGCGACCGTTGACGGGCGAGTTGTTCGTGTTGAGCGTTGCACCTGCAGACACTACCGAGCGATAATTAAACGCGGTGGAAGCAACTGTGAGGGCGGAGGTGAAGGTGGCCGAGGTGACGAGGGTGAGCAAATCGCCCACCATCTGCAACCCGATCGCATGAGCGGCCGCACCTGCGAAACGCTCGATCAAGTTCACGTTCGAGCTGGTACGTTCCTGATCGTCCACCGAGTAGGAAACGTGCTTGAACTTATCCAACGTGATCGACACGTCGGTCTGTGTGACAGCGGCGGCCGCGTAGCCGGTGCTCTGGCTGTAGTTTTGAGCCGTCAGCGCGCTGAGGCGTGACGTGAAGACAGAAGCGCCGAACTTGGCTGCCTCGTCAGAAAAATCGACGACTCCCGAACGTAAAAAACTATAATCGGCGACGAGGATTTCTAACGCCCTCTGCGCGATTACGTTTGCATTGGTTGTTCCGAGTGTATTGGCCATGGTGGTTTGTTCCTTTTTTCTTTAGGTCTTTTTACAGACCCAATTTGCGGAGAAGTGCGACTCGTTTTGAGCCGTCCTTTTCCTGGTTGAATTTTGTTAGGATCTCACCGCGGCCAACCGGCTGGGCGGATTCAGCGGGGATCGGTTCCGCACCTGCAGAATCGGTCTTCGCTTTTTCTAGAGTGATGACATTTTTTTGATCGATGACGGCGGCCATGTCGTAATCTTCTTTTTTATTCATATCCATGGCGGGCTCTTTGTCGTCGGCCTTCATTAAGCTGAGGAGCTCGGTGAGCATGGCGGCGATATCCACCAGGGTGGGCTCGGCGGCTTTGGTTTCGACGGGCGCGTCAGGCGTGGCGGCGGGCACTTCTGCCAAGGCGGCGACGACGGGCGCGACTTCGGGGGTGGCGATGATTTCGACCACGGGGGCCGCTTCAATTTTTTCGACTACTGGTGTTTCGATCATTTGTAGTTTTTGGATGTCAACTGCGGTGAAGGCACAAAACATTCCTGCGGGGTTTGCGGCAGGCGTGGAAACTATGCTCACATCTAAAATTTCCGATACGCGTGCGTAACGATTCCCGCCCATTTCGTCGGGTACGCCGCTGAACGTAAGGGATAGGCCAAAGCCTTCGGGCAGTTCCTTGGCGAGCTGCTGGACAAACTGGGCCTGGGTGGTGTTAAAGAGGGTGAGATCGCCCATAAGGCGGTTGCCTTTAATGACAAAGCCGTCGAGGTAGCCGAGGATGCCGTCGACCTGGGCGCCGTGGCCCATGGTGACTTTGATCCGCTTCATGGTCTGCGCCACTGCCAGCGCTTGTTCGAGGGAGGTTTGGTCAATGAGTAGGTTGTGGCCTTTAGCCTCGCCTACAGTTAAGATGGAAACGGACGGGAGTTTGTTGGCCATGCCCGCGCACGGCGTGTCAAATTAGTTTCGGGCTAGTTCTTCAGCAAATCGCCGTCGGCTTCGCGGTAGCTTTTCTTAACCTCGCCCCCGCCTGCCATTGTAAGAAATTTATTTACCCTGGCGATGGCCCAAGCTGTCCGGCTGTTGGGTCTGCCACCGCCGATCTTAGGCCGGTAGCTAGTAGAGAAAGCACCGGCGCCCCTGCGGAAAACTTTTTTCAAGGTGCCAAGGGAAGGAGCGTTTCGGCTGGGGTGGTTTTTCTTAAACTCGGCTATTTTATTTTTTAAGGTTTGCTCGACGGCCTCACTGATCTCGATGTCTCCTGCTTTAGATCTAGTAGAAGCTGTGCCTGCAGGATTTACGTCGCTGCCTTTCTTGCGTTCGCTGGCGGGCGCTGGCGTTTGGCTGGCCGACTTGGGCCCCGGCCGAGCCGCCATCTCACGGGCGATCCTGCGCATCTGCACCGCCGACCAGCTCTGGGCAGGATCTCCGCCCCATAGCGCCCAGGCTATCCGGCCCGCCGAGGGAAAGCCTGGCTCACCGGGGTTAAAGCCCTCGCCTTTTTTGTCGACCTCATGCCGAGCGAGGAATGAGCTGATGCGGGCGATGGTTTCGTCTGGAAAGTCTACGTTGTTGATAATGTCCCGCGCCCTAGCCACTCCCACCTCAGTGCCGCCACGGTTGTATTCTCGGCGCCACGCTAGCCCCTTATTAGCCTCGGCAATCATGCCGGCCGTAGGTTTAGCTAGTTCTGTTTTTTCTTTTTTTTTAAGCCCGAGCGCGTTGATGATCATTTCCAGTTCTTTGTCGCTGAGGTTAAAATCGGGTGCGTCGTCGGGCATGATAAAGGATGTGGCTGGCGCCTGCATCTCCTCGGGCACGCTATTGGGGCCGGGCTTAACCTCGTTCGGATCAGTGATGATATCGTTAGGGGTGGTGGTATCGGTGGCAGTAGCGTCGTCCTTCGGTTCCTCCGGGATCGGCGCTTCGTCTGGGGCGGCGGTGATCGGCGCGGCCGCTGGCGTGAGTGCGGCGATGAACTGCTTTTCCTTGTTCATCTGCAAGACTTGCTCTTCCCAGTCTAGGCCAAGTTCTCCGAAGTAGTCCTGAAGGGAGGAGAGGCCCGCCTTATAGTCCTCGCGTGCTTGCTGTGTCTCGCGACCTGCGTCCACGGTTAATGACTTGGGAGTCTGCCAGCTTACTTTTCGGTAATCTTCTGCGGGTGGTAGATCGCCGTTAGCGATCGCCCGGCCGATAAAGTACGCCCATGACCTATTACAGAATCGATCGACGAGCAGGCGTTGGCGTTGTTCAAATCTGCGCTGTGCCTTGGCCACGATGAATCGCATCCCTGCCCCACCGACGCTGGCTGGATCGTAAACAAACTCGATCGGTAGGCCGAGGCCCATGGCCACGTCGCGGATTAGGAATTTTGCGAAAGGCTCAAATCCGTTGTTCGGCCGGTTGGGTGCGACCATCTCGATCTTTTCCCCAGGGGCGAGACGCGGGATGGTGGCGGAGCTGGTGATCTGTTCGCGGGCGATGCTGTTGTCGCCTGTATCTACGGGTTGGATGTTACCAAAGAATCCGCCGCTGTTGGCGAGGGCGTCGCCTTCGTTAGACGTGATGACGGCGGCGATCGATCCCTGCAACTTGAGCGCGTCTTTTTCAAACTCGCCCAGGAGTTTTAGATCGCGTACGTGATTGAGTGCGCGGGCCAAGTTAGATCCGCCACGGATCTGATCGGGCCGTTCCATTTCCATAAGATGGATTACAAGATCGGCGTTTATCTTTCGGTAGGTATCGCCGAGTTCTAAAAGGTAGGCAGTAGGTTCGCCCATCTTTCCGAGAAAAACGCCGTCGGTAGATTCGTAGTTGTCACCCTCGCAAACTCTGTGACCTTCAACGACTTGTAATTTTCCTTTGTCGGTCATGATGACGAACACGTCGCCGTCCACGTCGATCGATCGGCTAAGGGCTAAGAGCAGATCTGTCCAAGTCATCCGGCCGGTGACTTCTGGATTAGGCGCCACCACGTCCCGCCAGTACTGCTCGGCCAACTTGCCAAACTCTGTATCTGTCCCGCGATATTGTGGACGCAAGCCGGGGCCGACGGAGTAGGCGGCGATTGAATCGACGGCGCCTTTAATCAACCCCACGTTTCGGTACATGTGCCGAGCAAGTTTAAGAAGTTCCGTTCTTGTCCATTCGCTTAAATCAAGCGACGAATCCCGCGCATGTGCACCGTAGATGACTGGCCTTTTGCGGGAGAATCCTGCCGCCTCGTAAGGCTGGAACGTGCTGATGCCAGACCCAAATCCAGCGCTGAAGCTTTTGATGCCTGCGCCAATACGACGAACTAGGGAGACGTTGGCCATATTAGCTGTCGATCAGGGAGCTGAAGTCCGCTGTGGTTCGGGTAAGGGTAATGCCGCCGAGGTAATCGATGGCGCTTTGAAAGAGTTCGACGCGGTCGGTGGGCTTGAGATCGATCTGGAAGCTGGCGGATTGGCCACCGGCTGAAGATCCTACCAGCGCTCGGCCGGAGGCGGCGCCCGTCATGGCGGTGTTACGGTCCGCGGCTAGCGTTACTAGGGCGGAAGCAGTCACCCCGCTGGCTTGAGCCAAGTAATCGGTGGCGACTGCCCGGATCAGACGACGGGAAAGGGCGGCCATTCTCCCTAGCAGTTTGTCAACGTACCCAATTAAGTTTCTAAAAATCATGCTGGTACGGGTACGGGCTGGGAAGGAAGTGGCTCAGCGTCGCGGATCATTGTCTCGATCATGATGAGGGACATTTTTTCGGTATCTCCAAGGTGGTTCCCGCCTACGACTTCCCACGCAAGTTCTTTATGGCCAAATTTCATTCGACGTTCGACCAGACGTTCTGCGGTGAGCTGGGCGATGTAGTCGCGTCCAGTATTCCTAGGGAGCCACCAATCCTTTGTGTCGCGGTCTTTAATCTTGTTGATGTAGAGACGTTCTTTCCAGACGTTGTCGTCGTACTGGACCAATCGCACCGCCCGGCCGCGGTGCTCGATCACCTGGCGGATGACGCTGGCGCGCATACCCGTAGACGCTCCCCTGCCTTTAGATGCCCAGAATTTTCCGCCTGAGTTTAAGACAAACTCGTACACACCCCCGGTGCGACGGGCGGCGTATCCAGAATCCACTAGGCCGCCATGGCACTGGATAAGTTTACCTGGGCAATCTTTAACTGGATATTTTTCGTTAAACTTGGCCAAGATCGCATCCCAACCAACGCAGGATCCGTAGTCGACCATGGCCGACCATCTCTTTCCGTTGACTATTCCTGAGGCGCGAATAAGCCACCAGAGTTCTGTTTGCTGTACGTCCACTGTCATAAACATGGCGTCGGGTTCCCTTGGAATTTCGCCGATAATATATTCGGGTGAGCTGGTGATGACGTCGTCGACGTTACTTGCTTTAACCGTGGTGGCAGATGGGGACCACGGCCGGGCTAGGTAGCTGTTAACGAAATAGTGCAGGCCACGCGGGCTGTCGCGATCCTGCAGAAAACGGGTCGCGAGCTCGCCCCAGCGCTTAAAGGGGGAGTAGAGGGAATTTAAATGATAAGAACGGCGGCCCGGCTCCCCCAAGGCGGTGGGCTTCCAATGGCCCGCAGTGAGCATAGCAGCCTTATGTTCGTGTCCGATCAGCTCCCTGCACCCTGGACACTCGTATCGCGTAGACTCGGCCACCCGATCAAAATCCCACGTGGCAGTCTCAGCATCGAAAGCGGTTTCGTCGTACTTAATCCCCTCCCACCCTAATTCTATCTGATGTTTACAAAACGGGCATGGAACCATGTAGACGCGTTGGTCACCGCGCTTGTATTCAGTCCAGACATTTACGCCACGATCCAGAGTGGGGGTCGATGCCATAACAAATAACCAATCGGCAAAAGATTCCATCCTAGCCCCGACCAACTGAAGAGGAGGCGCTTCCTTCTCTCCCCAATCAGGAAACTTATCGATCTCGTCCGCAAAAACTAGACCTGCAGACCGGCTGGAAAGATTCGCATCCGATCCGGCGCCCACCCACCAGACCGTTGCGTTTGTAAATCTTTGCTCGTCCAACTTAATTAGATCACGATCTGGGGGCATCTTTGCCGTTAGGCATGGATTACACTTTACCAACTCGAGCCACTTCTCCTGGCTGATGCTTCGCGCCAGCTTTAAACTAGGCAGCACCATCATTGATGCCGTCGGGCGCTCCGCCACCCGGTGCGCCAGCATCACCTGCAAAGCGGTAGACTTTCCAGACTGCACAGCAAAACATAAGACCAGCTCGTGGACCTTTGGATTTGTAGAACAGTCGATTACTTCCCGCAGGTAGGGCATGCGATCCAGCGAGAACTTACCTGGCTGAACTTTTGAATACCGATCACTGAACTGCAGGGTGGCCTCCGCCCAAGCTGATACAGATCCGTAACCCGGTCTCATATGCTTTGCCCGCGCCTCTTGTTCTGCCTGATGATTGTTAGTCGTCATGAAATCATGCCTCTTGAAGTTTCGTCATTAGACGGGTGCAGTAATCCGTGATCCATAAGTTCACTTCCTCTGTCTTCAACATTTCAAGACGGGAAGGTGCCGTGCGCATTAGATCATCCAGACCAGAACGCATCTCACGAAACACCCGGTCCATAGCTTCCACGTGGGTGGACTTTGGCATCACAAACCCAGCGGCGGTACGGGCGCGCTCGTAATCATTGTGACGTTTGATGGCGTTGTCCTGTAATTTTGGCAGAACAGAAAAAGCACCACGCATCCGCATCGGATCCTTTGCCTCGGACGCTTCGATTAATTCATTTACACATGCCCAAACAAAGCGGGCGGCCGCGTCGGCATGCCGTCGGTACTCAGCCACACCGGGATCCTCCCCAGGTTGAATCGGTTCCATTGACGGCCGGTCTGTATGAATAGCGGCGTGGGCCGCCACGGCCGCGGCTAACTTCACTCTAGGGGCACGCTGACCGTGCACTGATCGCCATGCCGTCGCTTCTTCAATCGTTGTAAGAGGCATGCCCTTAGCCACCCACTTGGCCACTGCCTGTCTGGAGCATCCCCATTCGGTCGCAACGTCTTGAGCAGTCATTTTACAGGGCAACTTGTCAACCTAAGGGAAGTAATCGACTGCTCTACAAATCCAAAGGTTCATGAGCTGGTATTATGCTTTGCTGTGCAGTCAGGAAAGTCTACCGCTTTGCAGGTGATGCTGGCACACCGAGTGGCAGAGCGCCCGACGGCATCAATGATGGTGCTGCCTAGTTTAAAGCTGGCGCGAAGCATCAGCCAGGAGAAGTGGCTCGAGTTGGTAAAGTGTAATCCATGCCTAACGGCAAAGATGCCCCCAGATCGTGATCTAATTAAGTTGGACGAGCAAAGATTCACAAACGCAACGGTCTGGTGGGTGGGCGCTGGATCGGACGCGAATCTTTCCAGCCGATCTGCAGGTCTAGTCTTTGCCGACGAGATCGATAAGTTTCCTGATTGGGGAGAGAAGGAAGCGCCGCCTCTTCAGTTGGTCGGGGCTAGGATGGAATCTTTTGCCGATTGGTTATTTGTTATGGCATCGACCCCGACGCTGGATCGTGGCGTAAACGTCTGGACTGAATACAAGCGCGGTGACCAACGCGTCTACATGGTTCCATGCCCGTTTTGTAAACATCAGATAGAATTAGGGTGGGAGGGGATTAAGTACGATGAAACCGCTTTCGATGCGGAGACTGCCACGTGGGATTTTGATCGGGTGGCAGAGTCTACGCGATACGAGTGTCCAGGGTGCAGGGAACTCATCGGACACGAACACAAGGCTGCTATGCTCACGGCGGGCCATTGGAAGCCCACCGCTTTGGGGGAGCCGGGCCGCCGTTCTTACCACCTTAATTCACTTTACTCCCCCTTTAAGCGCTGGGGCGAGCTCGCCACCCGTTTCCTGCAGGATCGCGACAGCCCGCGTGGCCTGCACTATTTTGTCAACAGCTACCTAGCCCGGCCGTGGTCCCCATCTGCCACCACGGTTAAAGCAAGTAACGTCGACGACGTCATCACCAGCTCACCCGAATATATTATCGGCGAAATTCCAAGGGAACCCGACGCCATGTTTATGACGGTGGACGTCCAGCAAACAGAACTCTGGTGGCTCATTCGCGCCACAGGAATAGTCAACGGCAAGAGATGGTCCGCCATGGTCGACTACGGATCCTGCGTTGGTTGGGATGCGATCTTGGCCAAGTTTAACGAAAAATATCCCGTTAAAGATTGCC